GCCATCCATCTCATGAACCACACGTGGAGTCCGGACGTCGTTGACCCAATACTGGACCTTTTGCAAGGCAGTATTACGTCTTCGCCGTTTCGGCTCGTTGGACTCAGATACTTCTCTGAGTGAAGGGACAGGTAAACCCATCCGGTCACTAGGAATTGCACCATAGACTGCGTGCAACTTCTCTACGATGTACTCGTAGGCAGTGAAATAATGCTTATCGTAACACGAGTTGGCATAACTAATCCAACTCACGTAAGCATCCGGACTTGGGACGTTTCGCCAGACTGTTCGACACCGAACAGGAGTAACACAGACGCCAAAGATGGCGTCCATGCCACATGACTCCCGAAAGAGTCCACTGGTACAACTCTTGTTCACGTTGACTTTTAGGCCAAATGACTCAAGAATAGCGATAGCATACGCGGATTGCTCCGTTGGTACTATCACGTCGTCCCCGTACACTAAGATTCTCTCGCGAGAATCCGTGTCCATCGAAGCGTGGAGGAGGCTCCAGATCGTTAACGCTAAGACGGGAAAGCATAAACTGCTCCCCATCGGTGCGAACTTATGGAGTTTTACCTCACTTCCATCCGGCATTCGAGTACTCTGACTCCTACAACTCAACAGGGCTTCAACTAACTGCCCTGGGAATAGTAGGCGAACAAGACCAAGTGATACGCGATCACTCGCCTCTTTCAGGTCGAGCGTTGCGTACCTTCCAGTTGAGGACCCAAGTAGGGCACCTCTTCTATTAGGTTCCTGGTCCGTGAAGTTCACTTTCCCTCGGGTGAGGGGGTGTCGCTCCACGTGATCTACGATAGCATGGCCTAATCCTTGCTGGATCCACATGTTGTACAGTGGTTCACAGGAGATTAGACGTTGCCCGCGTGAGTCCTTTGGCACCAGGATAACCTGGGCCGGGGTCTCAGCACCGCCGATTCGAGAGAATTCGCGGTACTTGTCACATACTGCATCCATGGACGGAAAGAAATACTCGTCCAAGGGATATACAGCTGTTAACCGATCAGGGACGTTACTCCACAGATACTTACCCCAGAGTTTCTCTTTGGTAGAGACAACTCCAGGTCCGTGTCTTGGTGTGATATCCCGGGGGTCGAAGCGTCGGAAGAGCGTGTGTAACGCTCTCCGAGCCTTGCGGATTACCTTACTCGACCAGTCCGGCTTAATCCGGTTATAGGCGAGTAGGTCTTTATCGAACTCTTCCAAAATACTAGTGAAGAGCTCGTCGTAGGGCCGTACCTCCTCCTCTGTTTTAATAAAGGAATCGATAACAGCTTGATCTTTGTCTGAGGCTAGC